ACCTGGTTGCTTATGAACTGGCTGGCGTTCAACCGATGAACGGTCCTACTGGACTGATCTTCGCAATGCGCTCCCGCTACACCAACCAGAGTGGAACCGAGGCATTCTTCGACGAGCCCGATTCCGCATTCTCTGCCAATAAGGCTGGCACCAACATTGGTCAGGCAACTCAGGGTGATTACACCGCTGCTACTGACGACGACGGTACTGTTGGTTTCGGTTCTACTGGCACTCAGCGTGGTACTAACCCCGCAATCCTGGAAGGCACTGCCTCCGATGCTGTCCAAGCTCAGTATTCACTGGGTCAAGGTATGGCGACTGGTGATTCCGAAGCTCTTGGCGACGGCACCAATGGTGATTTCAACGAGATGGCATTCTCGATTGAGAAGGTCACCGTTACTGCTAAGTCCCGTGCTCTGAAAGCAGAGTACAGCATGGAACTGGCACAAGACCTTCGCGCCATCCACGGCCTCAACGCCGAAGCAGAACTCGCTAACATTCTGTCTAGCGAAATCCTTGCTGAAATCAACCGCGAAGTTATTCGTACCATCTATAAGACTGCTGAAGCTGGTTCACAGGCAAATGTTGCCAACGCTGGTTTCTTCGACCTGGATGTTGACTCCAACGGTCGCTGGTCAGTTGAGAAGTTCAAAGGTCTTCTGTTTAACATCGAAAGAGATGCTAACAGAATCGCCCAAAGAACTCGTAGAGGGAAGGGTAACATCATCATGACATCTGCTGATGTTGCTTCCGCTCTGACCATGGCTGGTGTACTTGATTACACCCCTGCACTGAACGCCAACCTTCAGGTTGACGACACTGGCAACACCTTCGCTGGTACTATCAACGGTAAGTACAGAGTCTACATCGATCCTTTCGCTGCTAACTCTGCTGCTAACCAGTACTATGTTGTTGGTTACAAGGGTACTAGCCCCTATGACGCTGGTCTCTTCTATTGCCCTTATGTTCCCCTCCAGATGGTTCGCGCCGTTGGTGAGAACACCTTCCAGCCCAAAATTGGCTTCAAGACCCGCTACGGTCTTGTCTCCAACCCTTATGCTGAAGGCACCGCTCAGGGTCTTGGTCGTATTACCTCTAACAGCAACCGCTACTATCAGCGTACTGTTGTTAAGAACCTCATGTGATTTATATCTCACATACTTAACACAGAGACCCGCAAGGGTCTCTTTTTTTGTCTTTATGTAAAGGTTGTGTAACGATGAAACAAATGTTAGTGAATTAACACAAACTAGCCTATATAATACAGAATTAAAAGAGTCTTATGCATTAAAATTTTTCTTTATTATTTTCCTTAAAAAGAAATGGTGAACGAAATGCACAACCTACTATCTCGCGCTCAACTAAATGAGTGGCGACACTTTGAAGATACAGTAGATGATCTCCAATTAGAACTACAGCAAAGAGAAAACGACTATTACGAATGTTTAATCGAATGTGATTCACAAAGTGCTCCTGAATGCAAACGGATTTGCAAAGAGGTGCTTATGTGATATAATAGAGGAGTCGGATAGTTTGACCGACATTAGAGTGCAAGATCCTCCATTCGTGATATAATAAAGTTTCCGTGTGAAGGAAGTGAAGGGACCCGCAAGGGTCTCTTTTTTTGTGATAAATAAAAATAAAAATGTCTTTTCTTGGAAAGCAGATTGCGAACAAGAATTACTTGTCGCCTGTTGGATTCAAATTTAATATCGTAAAGACACCTAAGGTAGACTTTTTCTCCAACAGTGCAAAGATTCCTGGTATCCAATTAGGGAATATCAAAGTTGGTAATTACTTGAAAGCGATTGATCTTCCTGGAGACAACATCCAGTTTGAAGATCTGACACTTCAGTTTATCGTAGACGAAAACTTAGAAAATTATCTAGAGATTCACAATTGGATCTATGGCCTTGGTTATCCTGAGAGTGTTGATGAATTCAAGCAACTCATTATTGCTAAGGATGGATCAAAAGATCTTAAAGAACAATTTTGTGATGGAACACTTGCCATTTTAAATAGCAATTTTAATGTAAGTGCTCGTGTAAAATTTAAAGATTTATTCCCTGTATCACTGAGTTCTTTGGAATTTACTGCCACTGAAACCGATTATACATACTTTACAGCAACAGTGACATTTAAGTATCTGTTCTATACGATTGAAGTTGCGACTTAATTTATGGATCTTGAAACTATACAAAGTATGTGGGAGAAAGACTCACAGATTGATCAAGACAATTTACATGACGAAGCAGCGAAGATTCCATCTCTTCATGCAAAATATTTTGACATCTACAACAATATCAAACTACTGAGGGAGAGAGCAACATCAGTAGAAAATAGAATTAAGTTAGAGCGTCATTTATATTACACTGGTAAAGCAGATCCTAAAATTTATGTGGATGATCCATTTCCATATAAAGTTAGGGAGAAAGATGCTGTCCAGAGATATATGCTAGCTGATGAGAAAGTTCAAACCGCTACTCTAAAAATTAAATATTATGATGTCATGTTGACATACCTGGAGGATATTATCAAACAGGTAAGTAATAGAGGATATCTGATTAAAAATATTATTGATTGGCACAATTTCCGTGCGGGGTAACGATGACCAAAATTGTAGTATCCAAAAAGAACGAAGTCTTCTTAAAATTGGAATCAGAACCTCATGTATATCAAGAATTATCTGAACATTTTTCTTTTGATATTGAAGGTGCGAAGTACATGAATCAGTATCGTAGAAGATACTGGGATGGAAAAATTCGTTTGTTCTCTACACACACTAGAGAATTATATGTTGGACTTCTCGATAAATTAATTTCTTTCTGTAAGAGACATGGTTATGAGTATGAATTTGTAAACAACAAATACTTTGGAACTCCTTATGAAGAGAATGAATTTATTTCTCGTGAAGGAGTTAAAGATTATATGTCATCTATTTGCAATCGTCAACCTCGTAGCTATCAAATTGAGGGAGTATTCGATGCTCTAAAACACAATAGAAGGTTAGTGATAAGCCCCACTGCCTCTGGCAAATCTTTGATGATTTACTCAATAGTACGCTACTACGCAGAGCGCAAGCAAAATATTCTTTTAGTTGTCCCAACGACATCTCTGGTAGAGCAGATGCATAAGGACTTTGAGGATTATGGATGGGATGCCTCTTCATACTGCCACAAAATTTATGCTGGTAAAGAACGCGAGGCAAAGGCACCTGTGGTGATTACTACCTGGCAATCTATCTATAAGTTGGAGAAGAGTTATTTTGAAAGATTTAATGTTGTGATTGGTGACGAGGCACACTTATTCAAAGCAAAGTCTCTTACACAAATTATGACCAAATTACATCAAGCAAAATATCGTTTTGGTTTTACTGGAACTCTTGATGGGACTCAGACTCATAAGTGGGTACTAGAAGGTTTGTTTGGACCATCTTATAAGTTAGTTCGTACAGAAGAACTAATGAATAAAGGTTATCTTGCAAAATTAAATGCCAAGATTCTTTTGTTAAAACACGATGAGAGAGTATTTGATTCCTACCTTGAAGAGATTGACTATTTGATATCTCATGAGAAGAGAAATAAATTTATTAAAAATTTAAGTATAGATCTAAAAGGAAATACTTTGGTTCTTTTTGCAAGAGTCGAGGATCATGGGAAGATACTTTTTGATATGATAAATAAAAATATTGGATCCGACCGTAAGGTCTTCTTTATCCATGGTGGAGTGGATGTTGAGGATAGAGAGTTAGCCCGTTCAATTATCGAAACTGAAACCAACTCGATTATCGTTGCTTCTTACGGAACCTTCTCTACTGGTATCAACATTAAAAACTTACATAATGTTATTTTTGCGTCACCTTCCAAGTCAAGAATACGAAATCTACAATCAATTGGTAGAGTACTTCGGAAAGGTACTAACAAGTTCAGCGCAACTCTATATGACATTGCCGATGACTGCACATTTCGATCAAAAAGAAATTACACTCTAAATCATTTAATTGAAAGGATAAAAATTTATAAGGAAGAAAATTTTAACTATGACATGGTAACTATTAACCTACGAGGAAAAACATGAACGATGACTTCTACGCAAGCATTAAATTAGTTTCTGGAGAGGAACTTTTTGCAATTACATCTTCCGAAGATGATACATTAATCCTACAGGATCCAGTTTGTATTGAATCTATACATGGACCAAGAGGTTCTTTTGTAAGAGTAGAACCTTGGATGCATGTACCTAATGATCAATTTTACTTCATAGATAAGTCACAAGTTATTACTATGACTGAAGTTGAATGTGATCATGAAATGGTTGAGTACTATACAAATTATATTCTTGATGCAGCAGAAGATAGGATGGGGATCAACACGCGATCGTCTGGGAAGGTCCGACCCTCAGAAAAAATGGGTTACTTAGGAAATGTAAAGTCTGCTCGCAAGACCCTAGAAGCCCTATATGAATTAGAGTGTGATCCTAAAGCAGGGATTGCTACTCATGTATAAAAAAGAAGCTAAGCTACAGTGCTTCTGAACTTCGACAAAGTTATTCTACTCATAGTTTGCTAAGTTGTCAAGCTGTGCTATAATGTACACAAGAACTTAACACGATATGCCTAAAAAAAGGTCCGAACATTATGTAAACAACAAAGAGTTGTTGGATGCGATGATTGATTACCGCATCAAAGCACAGCGTGCAAAGGAAAATGGAGATCCCCCACCTTTAATCAGCAACTATCTTGGAGATTGTTTTTTAAAGATCGCAACTCATCTCTCATACAAGCCGAACTTCGTTAACTACATGTTCAGGGAAGACATGATTGGAGATGGTATTGAGAACTGTGTACAGTATATACATAACTTCGATCCTGAAAAGTCAAACAATCCGTTTGCTTACTTTACTCAAATTATTTACTACGCATTCCTTCGTCGTATTCAAAAAGAAAAGAAACAACTAGAAATTAAAACTAAGATCATTGAAAGAACTGGATATGATCAAGTGATGGTTGTTGAAGATGGAGCGAATGGATCTACCAGTGATTATAATACGATCAAAGACAACATTCAATACAGAACTTCCCGATGAATGATCTTAATCGACTTAGCAAACAAGTAGAAAAATTTAATCCATGCCGTGATGATTCCGATAGGGGTTACTGGCGCAGAAGACTTCGTGATTTGGAAAAAAAGAAAGATGAAACTGAATCAAACACTGATAGATGAAATCGCATGTGCTCTAGACATGCGTAAGAAGAATGGTGATCCCGTTTGGGATGATGACACAGAAGTTCAGGTTCAAATAGGAGGAACTTTTGCTGCTGATAAGTTTATTGTTCTTAAGAAGGTAACACCTAAAGAAGAAAGTATTCTTGATCCAGAATTGAAAGGACACCATTCAGTATGAAAATTGGTATTATTACTGACCAACATTTTGGTGCCAGAAAAGGTAGCAAATTGTTTCATGATTACTTCTTGAAGTTTTACGATGGGACTTTTTTTCCTACGCTTCTTGCTGAAGGTATCACAACTCTTATCGATATGGGAGATACTTTCGACAATAGGAGGAGCATTGACTTCTGGTCTTACAAATGGGCTAAGGAGAATTACTTTGACCGTCTCCGTGATATGGGGATTACTGTCTACACTGTCGTGGGTAATCACACTACCTACTACAAAAATAATAACACAATCAATACTATCGATTTGTTATTACGAGAGTATGATAATATCATCCCTATCACTGACTATGCTGAGCATGTGATTGGCGGAACTAGATTTGCTTTTATCTCTTGGATTAATCCTGAGAATGAAGAGCAAACTATGAAACTTATTAAAAAGAGTAAGGCAAAGGTTG